CGATGCCATTGGTTCCGTCGTCTCCCGGTAATCCGTTGGTTCCGTTGGTTCCGTTGGTTCCATTTAATCCATCAGCTCCGTTCGTGCCGTTCGTGCCGTTCGTGCCCGGTAATCCGTCGATGCCATTGGTTCCGTCGTCTCCCGGTAATCCGTTGGTTCCGTTGGTTCCGTTGGTTCCATTTAATCCATCAGCTCCGTTCGTGCCGTTCGTGCCGTTCGTGCCGTTCGTGCCGCCACCACCGCCGAGAGTACCCTGATAGATTTTTAATTTGAGCACCAGTGGCGGTGCGATTTTTAATTTGAATACAGGAGGCGCTGTTATTTTTAATTTGTACGTGTTCATGGTGTATTCGGTTTCGTGGCTTCCTGGCTGAGTATGACTGGGCCTTCGACAATGCGCTCTACGGCTGCGCCTAAAGTCATTTCAATATCGAAAACTCCCATAAGCTCTTCGCGAATGTCTGATGCACTCACTGGAGAAAGCGCTGCTGTCTGTGTTGGTGTTAAGTCAACGTCAAATCTTCCAGCGGTGTGCGCGCCGATTATAGTAATTGCAAAATCAGCAAGCGCCAAAGCATCAGAGAACTTGCGTCGGATTTTTCCCGCGAGCGTGCGTCCGGTCAAGTCAAATGGGAGTCCAGTCAATTCGTTTGTCATTTCAACCTCCCAATGGAAGTTGGATCCTTGATAGATTGTGATGGTGGTGGTTGCTGGGGTGGTCATTGTTTTAGCCGATCACATAGCCGGGATCGCCATTTAGCATGGTCCCGTCGTTTTGAGAGATAAAGAGATAGCGATTGCGAAAAGCTTCGCTTGCTGCGGAGTAATCCGGGAATACACCGCCGGCAATTGCATCCACTAAGTCGCCGACATCATCCGCCAGAATAGTCCCCACAGCATCGATGAGCGTCCCAGCCGGTGAATTGTCCGGAGTGATAAATGCAACGCGACCACCGGTGGCGACTTCAATTCCTGTGTATGCATAGCGCGCGCCGCTTTCACTGATTAATTCCTCTGCTTCCAGAACAAGAAAGGTAGTTGAAATGGGCCGGCCGTGTTCGTCCTGAAGCTGGCGGGTGGTCAATTGAAAGCGATCGCCGGTCCATATGTCATCGTCTTTAGGATCGACCAGCACTTTCGTTTTCACTTTAGTATCTTTATACTCATTCAATAATCTTCCAGCAACTTCTAAAGCAATTCCACCCTGCTCTGCAGTGAGCCATTCACTGTAGATAATGCGCTGACGTGCACTACCATAGCGCTGCTCCTCTTCCTGGGAAAGGTCGGCGGATACTTGGGCCAGCCGGTAGGACGCAGCTTTCTTTGCGTCAGCAAGCGGCGTGCGCATTCCAAACCAAACAAATACGCGCGACAGTCGGCTCTCGCTTCTGCGCTCTAGGGCCGGACCATTTGCAATAATATGCGCGGAGTCATTCCATGCAGGCGTGATTCCGAAACCGCCCTGCCGCAGAACATCCAGCTTAATTAATTGTGAGCGGTCATCCCACCACAGCAAAGCCAAATGCTCAGTCAAGCCTGTCAGTAATTCCTTCACGCCAACCGGCTCTGTCAATAATCGCTTGAAGTTAAAGGACGCCATCCATTGATTGGTAATAACCTGCCACGCCGCATAGTCAATGAATGCCGGATCAATTCCCGCGGCATTTACTAGCAGGTCGTAAATCAACGCATCGATTCGAGTGCCGTCATAAAGAATGCAGTTCTGAACAGTAGTGCCAGCGTCGTGGTCATCAGCAATTATCACACCGGCTTGATAAAATAAAGGGAGTGTAGCGCGCAAAACAGTAATGCGATCGAGCGCCGTATTCACGCCCACGACTTTCATCACCTCTTCACCGAGGCGGATATACTCCGAGGCGACGTACTCCGCGGCCTGCCCGGTACTTAATTGCAGGACGGTATCGCTGTCGATTATATCCAAGGCCAATGCGCCGTTGGAAAGCTGGGGCCACAGTGCGCGGTCACGATCAGCGGCTCGCAGCGGGTCGCGGCCCTTAATGATTACATTACCTTGAGCATCCGGCCCGGTAATTCTTTCAATTAAATAGGTGCGCTTTTTGAAGTTGGCAATATCGTATTTTCCAGCCTGATCTAAATAACCTGTATGGATTTCAATTTTCCGGCCTTCCCAATAAGGTTGCCGTTTTAGGAGCTTCCCAAAGAACGATCCGACGCTCTCGGGCTGGGCCACCGGTCTGTGGGCTTGGCCTATATATGGATCAGTCCCTTGGTCCGTCCACGGAGCATCTTGCAGGGCCACGGAACAAGAGGCGCGCACCCCCAGGCCTTCACTGGGTGTGATGACGGATGGCTCTGTACTAATTTTCATTAGCCATGGGAATGGCGGAATGGATCCAGTTTGTAAGCCAGGAATGTATTCACTAGTGAAAGTGAGAACCTGCTCGGCACTTCCATCAAAATCGGTCGGTACTTGGCAGGTGGATAATGTATTGAAGCATTTAGTGCCACTGCCGAGAACTGCCGAGCACGCGCCGATGCCAAAGTCCAATGCACAATAGGGCAAATACACTCGCACTATTGTTGCGAGGCGGCGACCGTATTTAATTTTCTCAGTGGCGTATGTCATGAATTAAACTCTAAAATTGCAAAGCCGCAGACAGTCCGCCGCGATGTCAGTGCGGGCAGAGAATGCGAAGCTGCTGCCAGCCGGACCGGGCAGAGTGTCGCCATAGGTGCCGCGCGGCCCGAAAGCGATCTGTCGCAATTTACCGCCAAACCGGCCGTTGGTGATGTCGGCAATAACGACAGGAATGTACATTGCCAAGCTCGCACTGCGGAAAGCGACGCCTCCACCTTCTACAGGCAGGGTCGTCATTCCCATCGGGAATGCTGCTTGCACTATCGTTCCCGCCGATAACCGCATGCGCGCCCGTGCCACATTGGCAGGCGCATCGAAATTGAAGGGTAGCAGCCTGCCGCCTGCAACCGCCGGTCCAAGTCCGCCCGCAATCAGCAGGGAGTCCGACCCCCACGCGACATCTAGGACCGCCGTGTCTGCCGCATTAACGGCTAGCCCACCCAAGAAACCGCAGAAAGCTACAGAAGCACCGGCCATTAACTCGGAGCCAAGCATGAGTGCTATACCGTCTGCATTCTCGAAATACCTACATCCGTGATTTGCACCGCCAAATGCGAAGTTAAAACCAATCGATCCCGAGCCCACCCAATCCCCTGTGGTAAACGGGGCGCCGGTCCCGTATGCCTGTTGGGGTGAGTCCACGTTTGCAGTGGGAGCAGTGCCGCCGTACAAATAGGCCGCACTTGCTGTTGCCCCGCCTGTCGCCGCTGTGTTAGGACTTACCCCGCCGAAAAACATTAAACGGCGGGTGGCTAAACCTATCGTGTTGTTAGTGCTTGGCTTGAGCACCAGCGTGCCATTGCCCGCGGAATAATTCGCCACCACCCATAAATGCGTAGACGGGTTTGCGGCCGCCTCGGAATTCACCGCCGCGTTTATTGCGGCCAGCCCCCACGCCACGTTCGTCGCACCTGCCCACGGGAAAAATGCGGATTGGCGCCAAGTAAGTAAAGTGGTAGGCATTAGATTATTCCGATCAAGGGGGTGAGAACTGTTTGTGTATATGCTAATGTTTCCACATTGCACACTTCGTCTTCTGGCGGCGGCACCGGATCGAGCACTTCAGCGTATGGCGTTTCCGGCAGCGGCTCAACCAAGCCAGACCATGGGAGTGTAACTTTCATACGTGTAGGCGCCGCGAATTCCGGTCCATTTAATTCATCGGCCCAAGCAAACACTACGTCTGCTGGGTGGTCCGTTAAATCCCAGGCATACACAAAAGCGTAGCGGACAGCGTGCTTTGCGAAGTCATTCCAGTATGCTCGCACCCAAACTTCAGAGAGGTGGTCGAGAGCAATTGTACCTTTTACCTCACGGCGAATTAAGTCCCTGCCAATAAAGCTGCCGTTTACGCTCACAACATTGGTGGGCGTGAATGATCCCTGCAAAGGAGCTGGTGCAATTCCAACGTGCTGGCCGATTGGAAACTCGAGCAAATATCCTGGAGCAAGCTGGCGAACATTTAATGTCTGGCCAACAGGAATGCCGAATAGGATTCTAACCTGCGCACCGATAGGAAGTGCAATCTCAGCAAAGCGCGCAATGCCGAGCAGGCCACTGTCATTAATGACTATCGTTGCCAATGTCGCCCAGCCGCCAACTGCACTATTGCGATACTGAACCGCCATCGAAAAGTCACCGGCAGTTAAATCATTCGGTGCCGTAACCAGCCAGGCGAATCCCGAAAGCAGTCGATCCTCGGTCATCGTCGCTTGGATTGTTTCCGCGCCAGCAGTAATGGTGCAGGACGTCCAGTCGCGCCAATCGGAAACATTCAATACAGGGTAGCCGGCAATTGGCGTGCCGGAATATGTGAGAGCTAATTGCGAGCGGCTATCCAGTGTACGGAATGCCGAGCGGTATAGAACATTGCCCAGAGTTTGGCTCATTAGAATGCCCTCAGTTTTACGTTGTCACCAACAGCATCATCTATTTGTGCAATTAAATCGCGGACACCACCGCTACCGAATGAGCTTCCATTCAATGCGATATTAATGTTGGTGCTTCGCTGAGCGCCACTGCCCTGCCCGGACGATGGAGCGGCTGCTCCGGCGGATGCGCCAGCAGATGCACCACCGCCGCCACCACCTCCGCCTTTATCGCCGAATTTAGTGGAGCTGATTTTCTGAACATTCGTAAAGCCAGCAGCAATAGCAGCGGCAGCAGCAGCAATACCTAATGCTGGACCGACAATTGGAATGGCGGACAATGCAGAGTATGCACCAGTCGCAGACTTATAGGTATTGATTACAGTCTCCGCAATAGCTGCGGCTTTACCTACTTCGAATGCTTTCTTGGAGTGCGAAGTTTGCAACACAGCAAGATCATTCAATATGCCGGAAGCAATGGTCAGTCGACCTTCGAAACCACTTTCCCAAAGGTAAGTCATTTGCGCCTGGTGCTCAGCCTCCGCGCGCTCTGCATTCGCGTATTGGCCGGCAATCATCGCGTCCATTTCGAGACCGAGGTTTTCCTGGAAGAAAAGCCGCGTCTCGTTGGTGTCCGTGAGGCTTTGCTCGAGCGCAATCTTATAATCCTCCGCACGCTTTAATGACCCGTCCGGATCGGCATTAGGGGGCGGAGGCGGAGGCGCAGCAGCAGCAGCAATTTTAGCAGCAATTTCGTCAATTACCACTCGAGCATTGTCCGCCCAATTCAATAATGCCTCTCCACTCAACGGCTTATTGACAGCCTCATCGAGTGAGGCGCGCGCGGCTAGGAAGTTTGCCTTTGCAATAGCTGCAAGTTCACCGGTAGCTTCCGCGATGGGTCCAGTGGCCGGCGGAATATCAAATACGCCACTCCATGCGGCCTTCATTTTTTCGGCAGAGTCTACAGCACTGTTAGAGGTTGCCTCAAATTCTTTCCGTGCAATTTCTGATTGTACGTGCGCACTAATGTATAATTTATGCGCCGCTTCAACCATGGCCGTGGACACTTCAGCACTCAAATAGCCGGCGCTTTTAGCCGTAACAGATATTAGGTCTGCCATTTGTCTTTGTGTAAAAGCAACAAACTCTATGATAACAACCCTCAAACCTTTCCACCCCATTTTCAATCCATCGATAGCCACGTCCCCAGTAGACACTAATGCGGTAAAGAAATTGCTCAAAAACTTTCCGAGATAATCGAAAGCCTCTACGCCAGCATCCACAACATCATAGAAGGAAGTTGCAATACTTGCGGAGCCCAGGACAACGCCCCTCAGTGCAATTTCTACAGGACGCCAAGCATCGACAATCCACGCAGCGCCTTTCACAGCAGAATTCACAGCATTTTGAATTTCTGTTTTGAATCCACCGCTGGCCGTTGCAGCTGCAGTGAAGTCCTTCGCCGCCTGTGTTAGGAATGGCGATAGTGCAATAGCTAATGTCTGGCCCACGCCGCTAATTGCTTTACCGCTTTCAGTGAATGCGTCATTGACCTGTTCAATTTTCGCTGCATCAAATCGAGTTAATGATATGCCTAATTCATCGGCTCGCTTCTTCGATTCTTTCATTCCCTCGGAGCCAATAGCCAAGAAGCTCGCCGCCTCCACAGCACCGCGGCCGAGCAATTTCATTCGAAGCGTGGTTTGATCGGATGCGCTCGTTAATGAATTCGAGGCATCGACAATTCGATAGTAAGCCTCTTCAGTAGATAGCCCTGCTAATTCATCCGCGCTCAAGCCAACTCGCATGAATGAATCTGCCAACTCGACATTACCATTGCGTGCTTCGGAGATAGCTTTTTGACTGTAATTAAGTGACTTAGCAACAGTCTGAATGCTGGTTCCCGCCAAATCCGCAGCAAGGGCTAATCCAGAAAGTGTCTCAACACTTACCTTTGTTCTATCCGACAATTTAGCCAGTGCATCGCCGGACTCAAGAGCCTTTTTCACGAGCACAGTGCCCATCGCAACACCGGCAACGCCGATGCCGATTCCGACATTTTTTAATGTTTTGAGAATTGAACCGAAAGCCTGATCGATGCCCTGCAGCGATGGCTTCAATTGGCGCTTCCACGCCTGCGCGGAGAATAGTGTACGACTGAGACCGGTCGCAAAACCGGTGTCGTCAATTGTTAGCCGCGTAACCAGCTCGTCTAATACGGTCATATTTTGCCTAGACGTTTGAGGTGAGCGATTAAGTCATTACCTTCTTCAGCCGATATTGTCTTCCTGGAGGCGGAAGTTTTTCCATTTAATTCGCACCACGAATCATATAGACGCCAATATGATTGCGGAGTTAAAAGCCACGCCTCGGATGGCTGGACGTGGAAAACAATCGTAGCCGAAGCTATGAATCTCCCCCAGTCCACCCCCAACCCACCACCCGAGACGGTGCTTAGTTTCCCGATGAAGCTCCGCCGTCATTTTCCGGTTTAGCGGTAACGGCAGAGCTCAAAAAATTAGCGATCACAGGCATGAATTTGCCTAGGCGCCCGACAATTTCAATTCCAATTTGTTCCACGGTATACGGCGGAGCTTTTTCATCTCCCTGGAGACCGTGGTGAATAATCACAGCAGCGTCGTTCAAGCCAAAATCGCCAATTGCCATGCCGCGCATTAGGGTGAGCAATTTAACTCCCAGCTCTTTTTCGATCCGAACAAGGCTCTTAAAGGTGGGAGTTAATTCGCGGTCTTTGCCAAACAGATTGATGGTAGTCGAGTCGAGGGGGTTGGACATGACTTTCCTTGATTATGGGGTGTATGCGATTTCGCCGGAGGATTCCAGCGAAAGGGAGTAAGTCTCTTCAGCGGTGTGCTCGCCGCCAAGTTCAAGGCTGACAACCTGGAACTTACCGATGAACGTATAGCCGAGACCGGAAACAATTTTGAAATATCGAATTTGACCGGCGACAGCTGCCGCGCGCATGGTAACCAATGTGGCGGCATCGGAGATAGGCCCGGAAAGCGAAATACTCATCGAGCGCAAACCGCCTTCGAGTAATTCACGCCAGGGCATTCCGCCTTTGTCGGTGACGTCAATTGTTTCATTGTTGATCGTCATGGTGGTAGAGCGCATTGCTGCGACGGTGGCGAAATTGGTTGCAGCGGCGATGTCGCCGACTTGTACAACAAAATCCTTGCCGAGATATTTAGTCATGGCTTAGCTTTCCTGAGTGAGGGTGATGGCGGCGACGGTGACGGTGGTGACAGACGAAAAAGTAATCGTAACAAGCTTGTCGGCGCTATTGTACGGAGCCGAAGGGAAGGGACCAATGATGCGCGCTTCACCGGCGGGAATTGCCACGGTTCTGTCGGTAACGGCCTGGCCATCAATTGTTTGCACAATATCGAGCGTCACAGTTATCGAGCTGCCGCTGCCGTTTGCAACGTAGAAAGCGGTGCGGCCGTCATTGACAATTGTATTGCCAGTGACATCGGCAGCAACGTCAATTGCCACCAAATTAACACCAGCCCGGGTGAGAGGCGTTTTAGTAAGAGCAACAGGCATAGGTTTCCTTTAGTTGGAAGTGAGGGCACGGTAGCGAGTAGCTGCATGCCAAGACACACCGTCCGGCGAACGCCGAACAAATGATTGTGAAAATCGAAGGAGGTAAGTCAATTGGAGGCCGCCAAGATCAAGCTGCTTTTCGTGCAGTAAATCGTATATGCGCGCGCATATTTGATTTAATTTTAATTGGCCGCGGCTAGGAGAGGATTGATCGTACGCATTAATTACCACATTATGCTCTTGACCGTGCTCCGATTTGGTGCCGTAATCATTGACGGTATTTTCTGAAATGTCAATGTAGGGGTAGGCGGTTCCCTGAGGAACATTATCATACACGCGCGCGCCCACGAGTACAATCAAAGCGGCATCCGTGGAAAGGGTTTGCCATAGCGCACGGCGCACAGCAATAGTTTTTTCAGCGCTCATTTAAGCCTCCGCGCATTTCGAAGGTCCATGCGAATTTGCGGCAGGTGCTTATTGTACGCGGGAAACATGAAAGGACGGGCAGCAATACGGCCGTCTTCACTTCCAAATTCCAGCGTAAGTGAATAAGGTTCTTTGGATACAACGTCCACCTGGTTGCCGTCAATTTCCACGCGCACCGATATTCCGCGCACGAGTGCACCGGTATTTGTTGCGGGCGCTTCCCCTGGAGCAGAGGCGGTGTGGATTCCGTATTGACGGCCGCTTTTAGGACCGCGTTGAACGGCGAGAACCGCATCATTCCGAATGCTAAAGGCGCCCTTCAAAATGATCTTCCTCTGCGTAGCAATAATTGCCGCAGCGAGTTTCTTGCCGCGCTCTTGCAAGCGCTCGACATTATTAATTGAAACGCGGATCATTCCAAAAGCCATTAGGATCCCACTCCTTCCTCTGCCGTCATCTTGGTGAATTCGTGGCGCAATTCAACGTCGTCCACAAAGCGGATATTGAGAATTTTGCCGCCGACCAACAGCCGCATTTTCTCAGTGATTACCGGATTGAATCGAGTAACCACATCATATAATTTAACAACAGTAATTTGCGCATTGACATCGCGCTCGTTCCCAGAAGAGCGCTTTATTGCGCACCACAGAATAGCGCGGTTGGTCCACGTAGCAGTCTGACCGCCGTCCATTTCAGGATTAGTGACGAGCACTTCTTCCTGGAGCAGGAGCTCGGTGCGAAAGTCTTTAGTGCAATACCTGGGCTTCATGGGGGGTCCATAACAACGAATTGATTTAATGTAGCAGCCAATCCGCAATTTTCGATGCAGCCGTCGCAGTCGCCGCGATTAGTGTAGAGGTAAGCGGCCAAACGCATTACGCCTAATTTCAAGCCAGCAGGCACATTACCGTTTGCATAACCAGCTTCGTAGATAACCCTGATGCCGCCGCTTGTGCGATTAATGGCTGGCCACGTGGAACTTCCGTGCAGGCCAATCCGTCCAGGCTTCAGCATCGTTGCCGTTTGAACAACGTAATTTGAAGCATTCCAAACAGTCACGGCGTTGGCATTATCGATTGTTGCGATGGAGGTTATTGAAGCCAAAGGGGGCCGCGGCAATTCATAGAACTGCGCGAATTGCATTACATTTTGAATAGCTCCCGCGCGCACGCCGGACCACCATTCAGTATTGCCGTTGTTGAATTCCATGGGCCACGTATCGGCGAGGAGAGTAATTGTCTTGCGAATAATTGAGATTCGGCAGTACAATTCTACCTGCTCGCGCGCGGCCGTAATCAGTAATTGCAGCGTACTTGTTTCGCTGCTGCCGTAAAGACGCAGCCACGAAGCCAATTCCGCGGCGGTAACCGGTTCATCCCCAGTCACTACCTCAGTCCAGATCTTTTGTGGCCGCGTGCTCATTACTTGACTTTCTTCTTCTTGGCTTTGCCGAGCTGAACAGGCGCGGCGTCATCCGGTTTAATTACCGGCTTACCGTCGCTGTCGAGCTCTTCTTCGTCTTCGTCTTCTTCGACGTCGTCTTCGTTCATGTCGGGAACAGTGAAAGCGGCGTTGTCTTCATCGAGAACAGCGCGCAATAAGCGCTCGTCTTCGGTGTCGATTTCCTGGTCCTTGATAAAGTTCTGAATCGTAAAGCCATCCGCTGCATACGCGTAGGATTTGGTGAATCGAATTTTCATGATTTACTTTCTGGGAGGGGGAGGGAAAAGCGCGGCGCCTACTGGAATTAATAGGCGCCGCATTAAATCAATTAAACGCTGGGCTCAATGTGCAGATGACCCAGAACAGCAGTTGCAGCGATAGCAACAGAGGTGCCGGAATCCAGGGTGCCAATAGCGCGGATATACCGCTTGGTGCCCACATAACCAATGCGCTGCACGGTCTGCGCAACGGCGGGAGTGACAACAGTTCCGTCCAGACCAGCTGCAGCAACGTCGCCGAAAGTCGAATTGTCGTCGGAGTCCTGCAGTTTGACGGTCATAGCGCCCGCACCGGCAATTGCGCCGATGAGGAAGATAATCATTGCAGAATCGGCATTGCGCAAATCAATGCCGGCGCCGGTCTGAGTTGCGCCTGCAACAATTGGAGCAATGGATTGGGTGATAGTCAGGCGGCTTTTAATGCCTCGAAGAGTCATGATGTTTTCCTTGGAAAAGAGTATCCACTCTCTGCCACCACCAACAAGGTAATGGCAGAGAGTGAAGTTAATTGCTAGCTTAGGTGCCCTGCTTGTACAGCTTGATCGCTTCGAAATTCACAACGTCACCGCCAACGCGCTTGGTGGTGTAGAAGTGAATGTACGGCTTGTTGGTGAAGGGGTCGCGCAGAACGCGAAGACCAACACGGTCAACAATCTGATACGCTTCACTGAGGTTGCCGAAGAACAATGCGAGCGCATTGGTCGCGGGCACGGGCATATCCGGGAAGTCAACAATGCCATAGCCGAGCACGGTGCTTTGGCTACCACCATTAAAGCCGGGGCTCCAAAGGTAATTGTTTTGACCATCTTTCAATTTGCGAATTTGCGCAATGACCATACGGTTTGCACCGAAGATCGAGCCAGCAAGATAGCTCGACTTAATGCTAAACATCAAGTCAATAATCGTGTCAGCGGTGACAGCACCATTCGAGCCACTGATAACCTGCTGGAGCTGGCCAGTCTGATTGGTGCCAGCAGGATAGGTCAGAATACCGCGTGGCTTAGCAACACCATCACCGGTGAGGAAGGCGGTATTTTCCATGCGACCGAATTTGCGGCCGACTTTATCGGACAGCCACGATTCGATATTCAAGCTGCTGTCGTCGAGCAATTTCTGGGTAACGGCAGGATTCGCATACATTTCGTGCACGGGAATGCGGTACTTACCAAGCTGCGGCGTGGTGGTTTCTGGACGAGCTTGGGTTTCTCCAACCCAACCGGCGCCAGCTTCATCATTATCATACAAACCTTCGAGTGCATCAGTCGAAATGGTTTGTGAATTCGCATACGCGCGAAAGGGACTGGTTTCAAAAATCTTCTTAATCACGCGGCCGGACATGTCGGCGGTAACGGTGTAACCACCATCAGGGTCGGAAATAACCGACATTGCTTTGCGCTCGACAGCACTTGCGGACTTAACCGAGAAGCCGTCAGTTGATGCTTCACCAGCAACAATACCCTTACGCAAATACAAATTGTACGCTGCTTTGGCTTCGTTGGTGGCTTTCGCGTCGGTATTTTCATCGTCCAGCAAAGCGATGCTGCCATTACTGGAGGCAAGGCGGGCGAGGGCGGATTTGACACGCAGCAATTCATCTTTGCGCGTGGCACTGTCGGCAAGGACGGTGTCCAGCTTTTCCAGCTTTTCCTTCAGCATCGGATCGGCAACATTGCCTTTCTTTTCCATCGCTTCGATGCGATTATTCACTTGCTTGAATTCTTCGTGCACAGTGTTCAGGGTTTTCGTGAGACTCTTGACTTCGTCAAGCATGTCGGAATCAGCCATGGTATTGTCCTTTGGGTTTCTTAGGCCCGGTCGAGGTTATTTGACTTTGAATTCAGCAATTGCTTTGCGCAATAATGTAGCCGCTTGAATCGTTGCCGCGTCAGCTTCCCGCTCACGCAGTATTGACTTTTTCAGCAGACTAATAAAGCTCTTAGCTTCTGAGGCGCTTAAGTTTCCTGCATCCCGCAGGAATTCTTCGGCGTCCCTAATTGACAAATCCTCTTTCAATGATTTAACAGAAAAGATTGTAGCCTGATCATTAATCGGCATGGTGGTCAGGCTTACTTCAGCCACCGAAAGCACTTCCAATTTGCGAATTGACTTACCTTCAAGCAGCCCGCGGCTGGATTTTTTGGTGCGGTAGCCGATGGACATGCCCTTGCGCGCGCGCCCTTTCAATGCTAAATATGCGCGCTCGGCATCAGGAATTCCGTGGCCCACATAAATTTGGCCCTCAGTCAATAAGCCTTTGGCGTCAACGGACCACTCAAGGTAGTCGCCAATAACCAGATGGGACTTGTGTTCCCACAGCATAGATGGCATTGTATTGGCGGCTTTATATTCCGCAATAGTTTCATCGAAAGCGCCGGGCTGGATAACGTCTCCAACAAAATCGACGTTGCCGAAAATTGCACCGTAGCCGGTGAATCGGCCTTTATCGTCAATTGATTTGATTTCAATAGGGATATTGAGGAAGTCCATGTTTTATTTCACCTTGTAAACAACCGCGCATCGGCAGTTGATAATGTTTGCAGCAGAACCAGACGGATCGCCGGGGAACATGAGCTCCTCGCCGTCAACAATAAAAGGCTCATCCAAATCCACGGTTTGTCCATCCGCTTCATTATGCGCTGGCCTTGTTCTATCATCTTCAGCTGATACCCAAACCTTTTTCAAAACAACACCGACATTTTTAGCCACTTCTAATTGGCCCGCTTGTGCTGCTGCTTGCGATTCTGTTCTCGCAATAGTGGTAGCGCGCGCGCCTCCAACATAACGCCGCAATTCATTGACTAAATCGGCTGTGGATCCGCTGGTTTCCGCGTTGCGCTGGATGGCTTTGTTGATTCGTTTCCTGGTGGAGTCGGATATCTCGGTGACCTTTAAGCCAGACCACTTGCCTGCGAATTCGCTCGCTGCTAATTCAAAGGAATCGTCTTTGAATTCCAAATTGAGGTAACCGAGTGACTTCAATTCGGGGCGCATTTTATTTCCGGCCATGCGGAATGCTTTTATGTAAAAAGCAAAAAGTAATCCGCGGAGCCTATCCTCGTGCCCCCATATTGCAGTATGCGCATCGCCCGCTTTCTTGATTTGGTAAATCAAGATTCTGAATTCTCGCACAAGCTGGACCCGGAGCGTCTTCTCTAATGAGCGACGCACTAAATCCTGCCGGCGTAATTCGGAGCGCTTACTCATCGGAGCCCGGCTCGTCATTATCCGCGTTATCGGTTACCTTCAGATTATTACCTACTCCCGGGGAATTGACACTACTATTCTTAGGGTCGGTCTTTAGCTTATTAGTTTCGTCAATTAAACCGCTTCCGTCCGAATTAGCATCGTCTTCAATTCCCACGCCAATTTCCGAGAGGGGGATAAGTGAACCTTCAATGAGAATATCGTCTGCCATCGGATCTTCGTGCCGAGGATATTTCAACGCCTCGCGCTTTTCGTTGATAGTCAGGAATCGCGAGCCGGTAAGCATTTCCCACCGTGCTTTTTGGCGGGGGAAAAGCGCTTTAATTGCATCCTCGTCGATAACCAATTCAGCACCCTGCAAATCGGGAAAGCTTGGAACCAGCCATACATTCAATGCATCCACTTCATCCTCTGAAACGGGGATAACCGTTTCCTCGTAAAAACCTACGCGCGCCTCTTCCATATTGGCGTAGGTATTATCACCAGGAATACCGAGCATTTGACCGGGCACGCCGAAAGCCCAGGCGATTTCTCGCGCGGACATTCTGCGGCCTTCAACCTGCTCAATATCCACTGAGCTCATACCCATTTGCTGCCATTCAAGCCCGCCATCAAGAATTAAAGGGCGGCCAGCATTTTGTGCGCCTGACATTTTCTCTTCGATTTGCGCGCGCACGCGCTCGAATACTGGATCGGGCATAAGCGCACCGGATTGGCCGGATGGCTTATACACCATCGCACCGCTCGGTCGCGCGCCCTGTTGGAGCAGCGATTTATTCCACTCGCTACTCTGATTGTGCAAATCAATAGGAAAGCGCGCTGCTTCTACTGGAGAAAGGCCGTACCAATCGTTGGTAGGGTGGAAGAATTTCAACTGCATCATCTGGCCGCTGCCATCGGTCGGATCGACTAGCCACGTTTTTTCAACGCCGCCATAATTGTAGATAAATCCAGCGGGCACGCCTAGGTCCGATGTTTTTATTGCAATGCGATCGGGCCTGTGCGTGTACAATTCAAATGGCGGCGCAGCGTCATTCGCGCTCACGCCTTCAATGTACGAATTCCCTGAGAGCAGGAGGAACGCGGTCCAATTTTCGCGGAGACGTCGACCGCTTTGGTAAGGATTCGGCTTCTTGAGCAAATCCAAAATTGGATGCGACGTGATTTCTTTATCACCCTTTTTCAAAAGTAGCGGCACGCGCGATACCGCGCGCGATACTAAATTCACACAGCGATAACCAACGACATTTTGCTCGTAGCCTGCCTGCGCCAAGCGATCATACTGACGCGGCGTCCATACTGGATTTGCCATTGTTAAGTATTGAATGACTGCACCGGCGGCGGATGATTTACCATCCAGCCTGGGCAACATCGCGAGAGTTAAGCGCGCTTTCAGATTTTGGATTAAACCCATTTTAGCGTACCCTTGGAATAGCGGTTTCATTTAAGCGATTGAATGCGCCGGAAGAGCCATCCACCTGGTCGTCGTGATAACCGTCGGAGGCTTTCATTTGCCCCTCATCAATAAACAAATCCAATTCGCGTAGATAAGCTGAATTCCACGCGCCACGCAATAAACAAACATTACCCGCCTCTACCTGGGAAGCGTAAGGCTTGGCTCTGACGAATTTTGCGGCGGTTACCTTGTTAATGAATAAAGCTTTGCCCGATAAATCGCGGCGCAGATCATCAATTTCTGAAACGCCAGCAGAACCTGGGTCCTGCTCAAGACCAACTTCCGTGCCCATACCATCGAGTTCTGAAGTCAATTTAATTCGGGACTTTACTTCGAAAGGACGGGCACGGAAACGGGAAACATCTGTAATGTAGAAAATGCCGCCGTGCTTTATCATATGCACGCCAGCGGTCCAGTCAGGATCAGGCGCAGCAACGGTTTTCTCAGTCGCGGCTCTGTCCCAATACCGGATTGCATTTTCTGGAGCAGCGGGGAGCGCATCGACAATGCGGATTTTCGATATATCGAATAGCATGCCCTGTGATTTGCTCGTGTTCCAATTACCATCGCGGAGCATGGCCCTGTCGTAGGGGTTTAATGCATCCAGCTTCGATTTGTAGGTTGGGTCCGCTTTAATTAAAATTTTATTATCATCGAGCTTTGCGGGAATAAAGGTAAAGGATAGCGGATTCTCGTATCCTTGTGCATGCAGCTCCTCGGCGGTATCAGCCCAAATCTCAGCGCCCGCATCAACAGCAAACCAGCGAATAATCCCCGCGCGCGCGATAATCGGATAGCCGTCTTCATCGAGCCACCATGCAATAAATTCCTTAAGCCAGCTTTCTGGGTCGGGGTTTAAGCCTCCGCGTACATACGGCCGAATGCCGCACATAGAGCGCAGGCGAGAAAGCATATAAAAGAATTGGCGCTTAGAGAATTGGGTTAATTCATCAAATGCAATTACCCCCAATTGAGCAGACTGCCAATCGTTCACAGTATCCTCATGCTGGAGCTGCGATAATTTAACCACAGAGCCGTTTGGCCAGCGCCATTCCAATAGCGAACGATTTAGCACGCCGCCCATCTTCGGAAACAGGCTTTCAGTCTCTGCGAGAAAGCCGCCTGGATTGGTAATCATCGGAAGTGATCGCCGAAAGACCGCGCCTGCAAAACCACTGTAGCGCATTGCATTGATTCCCTGGTCGTAGGCCAATGCCCACGATTTTCCGCCGCCTGCAGCGCCACCATAAAAGGCTACGTCTGCAGGACAATTTAAGAATTGCTCTTGCGGACCCTCTTGCGGGCGGATAACGATTGACTTCTGCTTATTATCGAAAGCCACTCTCTTGAGCAGTTTTTTCGGTTTCCGCAACCATAGGGGCGTTGGTTGGTTTTCATCTACACGGCGGATTTTGAGCTTCATTCGCCACCGCCGTTTCGGCCATTGTCCGGCGTGTAGAATACCAATTGAGGGGTAATCGTTTTTCCCTCTTTATCGAGGAAAGTCGTGGCGGCTAGCTTGGGCTTACAATACTGCGCCAACTCCTTAGCCGCCAAGAACCTCGCCATGGGTGGGATTAAATCGATTGCCTTGTGGCGACCGCTTGGAATGAAAATCCGCTTTTCCCCGAAGGTGAATTCTTTGGCGGGTTTTGCTAATTCGTCTGCGGTCATCAGATCTAATCCAACCACATCGCCCATTGCGATTCTCGCCATGATTGCAAACGGATCGCAACCGTGTTCGTTAATCAATTTATCGAAAATCAGCACGCCCCGATCTAGGTCGGTATCCTTGGGCGATTTAATTCCGGCTCGGGGAATGGGGGTGCGTGACATGGTACTCCCACTATATCTACCTCCGTACGACTACTCTATAAGTAATCTAAGCCGATTACCTCCACCCCAATCGGCGGGCGGGATAATGTACACTGAGACCGTCGTTTTCCTGGGAGCGCGCGGAATTGCGGAATAATCGCCGACCGTCAATCCGCCTAGAGCGTACATTTAATTGATCCAATCGCTAGAAAACCTCCTACCGGCCAAGAGTGTACATTTAATTGTCAGTCTATTGATCCAATCGCTAGAAAACCTCCTACGTACGTTTGAAATAATTTCTTTGCCTTTTCGAGGGGTATATATAGCGTACTAGCTCTTATAATTACTTCTTATTTATCTCTCAACGTTAGGTTACGTTAGTAATAAGTAGACAATGCACTGTATATACCTGTCAAAAGGGGAAAGAAATTATTTCAAATGTACTTATGCAAATCCACGCGCTATTTTTCCCTCTCCCTCGCATTAAACCTCCAAAACAAAAGTACGCTAGGCCTTCCCCTCCCATTCTGAGTTGGGTTACGCCCTTAGTGGGAGAGTCTTTTCCGACCCATGTTTTCCAGAGAGGAGCCCGGATTTAGCTGTGTACATTTGATTCCCATAGGGTAGAATAAAAGATGGGTTATTACCGACCCATGCCCGCCCAAAAACGCGGTCCTTATTCCCGCAAATTCAAATGTACAAGCCCTCTACTGAGAACCATTCTCAACAACTTTGTGGGTTCCTACTTAGGGCCTAGCCTAGAAAGGAGTCCGAAAAGACGCCTATGTACATTTGTTTTCCAAGCTGTAAGATACATTCATGAACACGCGCACCACTCCTCCCCCCGCCTCCCTCGTCCTTGCTTTCGCCAAGCTGGAAGAGCGGATCGCTTCTCTCAAAGCAGAAGCCGCTCGGATCGTCAAGGAGTCGCCGAACATTGGGCAGGCAGCCGCTCGCATCAATGCGATGAATGACCAGCTCCTGGACGTCCTGACCCAAGCCGAATGAGCAGGCTGAACCAGGGCCAAAAAGAGCCCCGTCAGTCTAGGGTCGAAAAAGACACCTATGTACATTTGTTTTCCTCATGCTAAGATACATTCATGAACACTGACCAAACCCCCGCCTTCACCGCCCAGCCCGAAGATGGCGACATGAAAATCGCCCCCTCGCCGTACAAGCCCGGAAAGTTTGAGCTGCAGGTTTTCACTGTTGGTTATCGCCGCGGCGGAGAATGGTCCTACGCTGGAATTTTCGACACCATCGAAGAAGCCAAACAAGCTGCGGCCGACGCCGACTATTCCGCCCCCCTCACCATCGAAGGATAATTCCAATGTACTCTCTCGTTCTCCACAGCGTCGCTTCAACCAAGCCCCTCTATGTGCATGAGGTTATTGTCAGCAATGGTGGTAACCATGTGACCACTACTTTTGACAAGAGCAAGGCATTGACCTTTGATGAAAAGCAACCCGCCGACCAACTGGCCGTCTTCATCAATGCCATCCGCAATAGCGAAGGCTATTGGGTTGTGACCTAATAACCTCCCCCTCGCCGACGAAGGATAATCCCATGAACACTGCATCTACCGCCATCACCACTGCCCTTCCTATTAAAGAGGGTGCGAAGGTCTACCATCCGCTTTTCGGAAAGGGCACCGTTAGAGCGGTTACCCCGCAGAGCAGTAATCCAACCGCCGACACCACCATTGTGGCGATTCATTTTCCTGAATACAACATTGGTGTCCGCGAATTTATTTGGGGCCTTGCCAAAGCCGAGTTCACCCTCTACGCTAAAGAATAAATTATCTCCACCCTCTGCAATGCAGCGCGGTCGAGACAAAAGGAGAATACTGCTATGGACTAACCTAGCTACGGTTCCGCCGAGCCACCGCCTGCAACAACGGCTCGGCCCATATTGCCCGCTCCCTTTTTCTTTCAGCCCCTTAGGATAGTCCCATGCTCGCAATCGGAATTGAACCAATCAGTCCAGCCTACGGCCGCGACTATAAAAGCAAAGCGGAAGTCCTTGCGGATTTTGACGCTAATAAAGATTTTGTGAGCCCCTCCGGTAGGTACGGCACCAAAAAAGAATTTATTGCGCTCGGCATGAAGACGATTACCGTCCGCTATAAAAAGCTCCGCGAAACTTTCGTCATTAATCTTAAGCCCAAGGGATAACCGATGAACCTTGCAGAGAATCAGCCGGCTCGCGTTTCCAAATTCCATGTGGTGCTCACAGCGGTCATTCGGGAAGCTTTCAAAAAGAAATTGGCGGTACGCTGGCTGCTTGGGCTGAACCTCGAAATCCGCGGCCCTAGCCTCAAGGCCTTTACCGAGCTCGACATTCTTTTGGACGCCATTGAATTCAAAATTGAAACTACATGGAAAGCATCGCCAACAGGGCCAAGCCGTGAATATATTTTCATCATCAATTTCGAACCCAAGGGATAACCCAATGCTCGGTATCGTCGACAGCTCCATCCTCCCCACCCTCCGCAAGCGGATAGCCAAGCTCGCACAAGAGCGCTGGCTTTTTCTGAAGCAAGAGGGCGAGCCGAAGCTTAATTACACGCTCGACACGGAGCGCGAATTAATTATCGCCACGGCCGTTCTCGACAATCGACTGCCTGCGGTTTTAGCCGTGGTCCGCTTCGACAATCCCGTCTACGGCTGACCTTCCCCCTCCCCCTTTATTCTAAGGAATAAAAATGGCCCGCAAGTACATTCTCAAAACCATCCACTCCGACTATGAAGTCGTGGTTGAAAAAATCGACACAGATTGTTACCACGCCTTTTACTTGGGCAAGTGCAAGGAGGTTACCAAAGATCCTCTTCTCGCAAAGCTCTTCTCGCGCGAAAAAGCAACCAACCACTGCATCCCCGGAGAATTCATTGAATTGCACGGCTCCGATAAAGTCATGCTGCAATTCACCACGGTTGAAGGCACCAACTTCTACCTCACGGAATAACCCAAGGATACGCCAGTGAAGCGCAACCGCACCACAATCACAACCTACCAAAAGACCGTCACCGTGACTTACAGCGAGCACCCCGGCCCCCTGCCAACGCCACTCGAAAAAGAAGCAAGCCCGCCGCCTGCTGGATTATCGCCTGGACAGTGGAAGTGGAAAATGGATTGGTGTAAAAGTCGGTCACTAGCTCCTGCGCAAAAAACCGCATGGGACGCCGCCGACATTGCATGGCACGCATATATGCTCGACTGTAAAGAAGTGGACGCCGAAGATGCTGAAGATGCTAAAGTCGCCGCTCCGCCCTCGCCCATGGCAATTGCTATGGATGAACTCGAAAGCAAAATCCTTTTCCTGAAAGAAGAGCACAGCAGAATCAAGAAAAGAATACCGAACGCCGAAATGGCCGCCGAAGTAGAAAAGGTGAACGCCCAACTCCTGGACTGTATCGCCGCCCTCACCGTAATCTATTGAAAGACAATCCCATGAAATACCTCTTTATTCTCCTCACCATTATCGCCTTCGCTGGCTGCGGTTCTTCTGGAGGCAGCGGATCGCCCAATCCTCCAGTAGTAACCGACCCTATTCCATTGGCTGGTTGGGTTGGTACCTACACCGGCCCGACAATCAACATTCTCGAAGCCAGCAGCTTAATGGCTGCCACCACCGCCACCATTTACCATGCCAACGGCGTCTATAGTGTTGGCGTGAATAATGGCTACGGTGCGATTACCCTCGCGCCGAACGCGAACGCGCCGGGGCAATGGATAGGCCACAGCCTTTACCAGCACATTCCCGGCAATTACAGCGAGTATTTTAGGGCGCAAGTCCGCAGCAATACTTCGGGCGGAATTACGGTCATCATTTTTATTGTGTACGGAATTACTGGCACGCCGACCGCCGAAATGACCTGGCATCCGATCAATCGTTCGCGCTTCATTGCTGATTTGAAGATTATCTCCAATGGATAATCGCGAGCCCGCATCATTCAGTGTCAACCGTCGCAATTACGGTCATTGGGATTTTGTCACCCGCGAAAAAGGCCGCGTGTATAAAATCCGCGGCGGCCCCGGCTGCTACAAAGCAATGGACGAACGCACGCACCCGTATCCAGTATTCACGTTTAAAACATTGCCCGCAGCTGTAGCGTTTATCTGCGACCAGCTCATGTTTGAATTGATTATCGCAGACGGCCAAAAGCCAGCGATTATCGAAGACTGGAATGTTCCCGAGTCCACCAGTCCCGAAAGGACACCCAATGTTGAACACTCCTGAAAGCACCAAACCACCAGTCCAAGGAGACAAAATACCCGCGCTGCCCGCAGACATTCCGTTAGCTGGTGAGACCTGGGTTCACTGGAAGAAAGTTTGTGCGGTCAAAGTTATTGGTTGCGGATTGCACACGGAAACCATGGAAGCTATGGTGGTGTACTCCCACAAAGACAACATTTGGATTCGACCACTGTCCATGTGGGATGACCAAGCGCGCCCCGGCGTGCAGCGATTCACACGAATTCAACATTGAATTCACCACTATCATAAGAATTTAATCATGGCAAGTTTCACCCCCGAAGAATTGCGCGTCTTAGCTGCTGGCGATGCCGTTATCGAAGAGCATAGCGAAACTAAGCGCGAAAAATTAAACCGCGCGGCAGCCGAATCTCGTGTGCGACGACGCGCTCGCATCGGCCACGCAGCGTGGTTAAAAATTCGAAGAGAAGAAGGCATCAGAGCAACCATTAAACGCCAGCAACTCGCTGGTAGAAAGACCAAGTAATCATGCCCCGTTTCACCAGTAGAGTGCAAACAATTACGGCTGTGCAAATCACTGCCGCCACTTTCGACGATCCCCACCCCAATCTCGAGCACATTCCCGGGATTCTTTACCACACGCCAACGCGCGCCGTCTTTATTCCCACGCCTGACGGTCGAGCGGTGGGCAGCATCGGCGATTGGATTATCACTGGAATTGACGGCCAGTATTGTATCTGCCGCGACGACGTTTTCCAAGCCAGCTACGTGGCAACCTCCACGCCCGAAACCTCCGCAATCGAAAAGCTGCCCTTCAATATAGTGCTCATGATTGCAACGGTCCTGGCTTTGCGCGCCCGCGGCCCAACGCACCTCAATGCGCTCATACACGCCTATATAGGCATTGACAACGACCCTACGGCTTTTTATTCAATGATGATTATGCTCTACGATCGTGGCCTTGCCGTTATCGATGACAACTTCATTGTGAGCTATGTGGTGCCCGCGGTGGGATCAGAGCAAGAACAAGTTATGTCTGAATTTGAAGGGTTGGTTCCTCCCAGCGTATTGGCGGCCATGTCATGAATGACAAACCCGAAAACCTAGAGTGGGATCAGCCATTTACTGTGGCGCAATTCGTTGCTGTAGCTTTATTGCTGCGCCGCGACAAGCACTTACCGATGGACGTCCTGGCTATTTTGCTGCGCGACTCAATGCCCGAATACACGGACATGACGGCAGCAGCGCTTGCGGTAATGTTGTTGGCAAAACGCTTTGCCACTTTGATAGCGCCGGCGACTTTGGTTTTCATTGAGCCGGAGCCGGGATCGCAGCAAGCGGAAGCCTTTGCGTATTTCGACGGTATCTCCGCGAAGGTGGCAGCCCTCAAGGCAGCAGCACACACAAAAACACAAGCAGCTGCGAACGCACTGAATAATTGAAATGGATAATCCTCTCCGACCGCTGCTCGCATACCAACAGAAAATCTTCGATCGCTTTAAGAATAGCGATGAATTAGGCTTGCAAATGCAGCAGCGGTTGGGGAAGACTTTGGTCTGCTGCCATTGGATGAAGCACCGCGGCTACAAGAATCCGCTCATAGCGGCGCCGTTGTCGGCAAGGGCTGAATGGTTGGCCAACATTCCCAATGCCAATTTAATTACCTACCAAAAAATTTCTAGGAATCCCGCCCTCGTCGACCCTAAAAAGTACGACTGCTTTATCATCGATGAATCGTCCTGCATTAAAAGCCCACGCTCAAACTGCACGAAGGCAATTCTAAAGCAAGCCCATCGTTTTCTGGGCCGTGCGATTCTCACCGGCATCCTCGTTCCAGAAAAAATCCAGGACGTATACTGCCAGCTTGCGTTTTTGAAAGGCGGCGCTTTTATGGGCTACGGTACTTTCTGGGGTTGGCAGTCGAAATTCTTTATGCAAGAGGGGTATGATTGGCATCCCATGCTCGGTACCCTTCCGCTTATTAAAGCAAGCGTTGCCGAGGCTATGGCTATTTTATCCCGTAAAGAAGCGGACGTTGGCTCGATTAAAGAGAGGAAAATAATCGAAGTGCCTATGAGCGCGGGAATTCGCGAAGTGTACAGGACACTACCAACAAAGTGGCGCCTACCTAATGGGCTTGAAACAAAGTTTGCCCCTGTGGCTGCCATATGGCTTCACCGAGCAAGCGGCGGACACTACAAGCCAAACGTAATCATGGAATGTGCGAAATACCAAGCGGTTTTAGCCCTTGCTCAAGAGCATAAAAAGCTGGTAGTCTGGTGCGCATACTCCTTGGAGATATTGCGCCTATGGCGATTCTTGAAAGAGCACGGGATCGACCGCACATTCATCCAGGGAAAAACCGACAAAGACGTTCGAGAAAAGCGGCGCCAATTATTCTTCAAAGCAAAGCGCTGCGTTATGATAGCGCAGCCTACTTGTGCGCGCTTTGGCCTTGATTTATCCGCTGCAAATAACGCGGTATATTTATCCTGCCCTTGGTCCTACAATACCCGCATGCAATCGGAGGATAGAATTATTCACCCATTCAAAAGAGGAAAGGTTTTCATTCATGACATAATTATGCGAGAAGCCGTCGACGAAACCATATTGACGGCCGTTCTCAACAAGCAAGACGCCTCCCGAGCTGTCATCGGAAAAGGCTATGTACAATCCTTCTGACCCTGTTAAGGTATACCCCACCATGAAACTCACCATCGGCAAAAAGCCCGCCCTCAAAGCTGCGGCACCCACCAAACCCCAACTCGCAAAAGCAAAAACGAAAGTAAAAACTGTTGCGGTCCGTGAGCGCAAACGCTCGCCGAAAGAATTGGCGCTGCTCTGGTTCAATGACCAGATGAACAGCCTGGTTGAAAAAATGAAATTGGAAGAGCTCGAACAATTTTCCGACGGCGCAACCGTGAACCAAACCACGCACGCCAAGGCCAAGCAATTTCTCGCTGGTCGCATTGATCGGGTTCTCATGCCCGTGCTCAAGCTGCTGAATAAGCGCAGCCTGCTGTGAAATTAAAGCGGCGGATTGTTGCAGCCCCTCCAATAATTAAAAGCCAACCGCGGCGCTTATTTATTACGATCGATCCGGGCATTGGCGGCACGGGGGTTGCAGTTTGGGACTACGACTATTTCGGTAGATTAGTCCCGCCAATAGCAAGCACGAGCTTTGGCGGCAAAGTCAAAAACGGCTGGGAAAACAGTGTCGCAGAAATTTCTAGGCAGTTTGGTATTTATGTTCGTTTGTATATGCCTGAGAAAATCTACTTCGAATTGCCAGCCCTGATGAACTCTGCTGTCGGCCATATTGCCTCTCAAAAAGGCGATTTAGTAAAGCTCGCGATTGCAGCCGGTGCAATTATTGGCGCCGCCGCTTTTACTGCGCGCACATCATTCGAAGCAATTCCTGTAGCCACGTGGAAAGGACAACTTCCAAAAGCCGAATCCACACGCCGTATTTTGGAACGCCTCCCACGTGGCTACTTTGCCTCCTACTATAAACCTACCTCCCACGAAATCGATGCCATCGGCATTGGGCTCCATGTGAAAGGCTGCTTATGACCCGCGTAAATGTTGGCATCGGCGCGCAAGAGCTTTGCGACCAGCATTTAATTGCTGAATACCGCGAGCTTCCGCGCTGCATTAGCCACAGATTAAAAGCGCCCATTGACGGCTTGTTCAGATTAGGCACTGGCCACGTTAAATGGTGCGCCCAATTCAAGGGCAGCTTAGCGATGCGCCAAAATTGTCTTGTAGAAGAAATGCAACGGCGTGGCTTTAAGCCGCTCTTTACTGCTTTAATTGTGCCGGCTACGATTGTGCTCAAGTACTGGACAGAGCTCGATAGCGCATATGCACGCGAGCTATTGATAGTTCGAATTAATTCCAAGCTCGTGAATATGAAGCGAGCAACTTGGACCAAATCAAAGCAGCCAACCTGGGCAACCCTCTCATGAAACTTACAATCAAAAAATCCCACCGCGCGCAAATCAAAAAAGGCTACTCGTACGATCCAAAACGCGACGGCGTATCGCAGTCAATTCTCCATGAATTTTTGGCGTGTAAAGAATCCGCGCGCATGTCGGTTATTCACGGGCGCTATGTGGACATGGCCAAATGGCCTTTGGTATACGGCTCCATCGCGCATGACCTTCTTGAATATGGCTACAAGCAGCGCGGCGATTTCACTCGCAGCGAGATAATGGCAGCAGCAGGCAAAGCAGCCGCAGCCCAGCTGACCAGAGAAGGCAACTCCTCAGACCGCGCTGAAATGGCTGAAATAGCCGGCTTAATTGCGGCGGAAATTATCACCGCCTATTTCAAATACTACTGGAAGAAGTCGGACAGCAAAGTGGAGTGGACGGTTATTGAATCGCAGTTCCGCTACAGCTTTGGCTTAGATGCTGATGCCGTCGGTAAAATAGACGGCGGTTTCATCGATAAAAATGGCGAGCATGTTCTATTCGAAACAAAGAACAAATCCCGCTTCGATAAAGACTTCGAGAATTGGCTGGGCATTGACATGCAGCTCGGCTATTACCTCTTCGGCTACGCGTCGCTTTTTCCTGGAGCCAAGCCGAAGCGCGCGCTCTACAATCTTCTTCGCCGCCCTAACAAGCCGAAGTTTGATAAGAATTTCAGCACGTGCATGGTAGCCTTGGAAAATGATTTAATAAAGCGGCCGGACTTTTACTTCCAGCGCTACTCCGTCAAATTTTCCGACCAAGAAATCGTGCGCCACAAACGCAGCATTGAATTCAAGATTGCGCTCTTCGTTAACTGGTTCAATAAGGCGCGGCATACTCCGCTAGAGCAAATCGATTTGGAATACAATCCAGGAGCGTGCGAACGCTTCGGCTCTAAGTGCGCTTTCCTAAGCCACTGCTCACTTGGCGATATTTCTGGACTCGACATTAAACCCCAACCCCACATGGAGCTCGAAACCAATGGCTAAGGTCATGAAATTAGGACCGGCGAAAGCCGATAAAATTACCACGATGAAAAGCAAAACGCTTTTGAATATCTCCTTGGATGAGGATATTAATCAGCCGCCCGATACGTTGACTCGGTACTCGTGGCTATTGTACGGCAACAAAGGCATCGGCAAAACCAGCATCACAACCCACTTCCCCAATCCAATTCTCCTCGCCCTCGAGCCGGGATATAAAGGCTTGACGGTAAACGCAAAGAAGGTTCCCGATTGGGCCCACTTTCTGGGGTATGTCGATTTGCTGATGAAAGAAAACGACGAGACAAGAACCGTGATTGTCGACACGGTGGATTTAATGTATGACCACGCCTATGATGCGGAATGCGCAAGGCTGAAGATCAACAACCCCACCGAGGAAAACGATTTTGGTGCGACGTGGCGCAAAATCCGCAAAATGTTTCGGCAGCAAATTGAGCGTCTGCTCTCTCTGCCGGGCTGCGTGATTTTTATCTCGCACGATACCGAAAAAGAAATCGACGTGATTGGTAGCGAGGGCTCGGAAAAACGGGAGCGCGTCCAACCGACAATTGCAAAGCAGGGCCTGCAAGAGGTGGAAGGCTTGATGGACATGATCGGCTATTACGGTTATGACGGAGACGACCGCTTTCTTTGGATATCCGGTTCACAAGTCCGCGTCGGCAAGTGCCGCCCAGAAAAACACTTCCTCACAAAAAGTGGAGAACGCATTTCTCGCATTCCAATGGGAAAATCCGCAGCAGAAGCTTTCCGCAATTTACAAACCGCCTTCGACAATAAACAGGAAACCGTTGGCGGCGTGGTTGAAAAAGAAATCAAAAAGAAAAGTGCTTTACAATTGAAAAAGCCCTGATATACTAAGCTTCTTACGCCACCCCCAAACTCGTTCTTTGAAAGGAACAACCCATGGGCAAGTTGAATTTGAAAATCACGAGCAAAGCTTTTGCCACCGCAAAGGAAAAGCTCGAAGAGTTCGGTGAAGACGTCACGCTCGATGCAGGCCGGTACAATGGCCAAATCACTGACGTCCGTTCGCCGAAAGCCGGCCTTGTCATTATCGACATCAAGGAAGAGGAAAGCGGCGGCCGCGTTTCCATTATCTTCTCGACCGACGAGGAGAAGCTGGTTTGGCTGCTCCAAACGCTGAAGAAGTTCGGCCTTGCGCCTACCGACGGCGACGAGGTTGTTGCTGCTCTCGAAGAATTGAAGAGCGCAAAGCCCACCATTCTGTTCTCGGTCAAAGAAAAAGACGGCTACACCAATGCGCGCATTGAGAAAATGCTTGGCGAAGGCGATGAGGCTGACGCCGAGGAAACCTCCGCCGTGGATGAAGATGCGGGCGATGCTTCCGCTGGCGCCAAGAAGGATTCGCCCAAGGCGAAAGCCGGTAAGGCGAAACCTGCCAAGGGCAAGGCCAAGGCCGTAGTCGAAGAAGAAGAAGAAGAAGAAGAAGAAGAAGCAGTCGAAGAAGAAGAACCCGCCGACGAAGAAGAAGAGGTCGAGATTAAGCCCGGCCTGAAGCTGAAGGCCACCATCCAGGGTGAAGAAGGCGTGAAGTGCGAAATCATCGAAGTCTTCGAAGCCGATGGAAAGGTTACCGTTAAGCGCACTGCTGACGGCAAGAAGTTCAAAATCCCCGTCGATCGTCTCAGCCTGTAATTGAATTGAATTGAACCGTGCAATAAGACCGAGATTATTGCACGGCTCCGTTGTTGCTTGAAGTTAAACCCCCAACAGACAAGGCATCCGTCTTGTCGCCAACAAAGAAAGAGCTCGCCATGATTATCTTGAAGTCGAAAATCCCCGCGGCCCTGGTTACCGGAAAGCCCGCCAAAGCCGCAAAGATCAAAGCCGAAAAGGCTAAGACCGAGCGCACCCCCAAGGTCAAAGCCAAAGCCGCGCCCAAAGCCAAAGTGGTTTCCAAAGATGGCGACGCATTGAAGCATAAGCTTATTGCTTCCTATGACAAGCGCGAGCGCGCTTTGCAACGCCTGGTTACCCTCGTCGCCAAAAAGAAGGAAATCCTTAAGGGTATTATTCAGAAGATTCGCAAGATCAAGTAATGTTTCTAAAAATCAATAAAGCCCAAGGTCCGATAGCCTCGGATCTTGGGCTTCTTAATCTAACGGATGGATGGATAGCGCTGGATACTGAGGGCACTGGGTTGGACGCTTGGGGAACCAAGGGAATCGACCGAGCCGCGGAGCCAGCGCGCACCTTTGCAGTTTCCTTCTGTGATGCGGATGGCAATTTCGGCTTTGAACGTTGGCGCGTCGATCCTAAAACCAGGAAGGTTCACGCCACGCCCAGCAAAGAATTGCGCAAGCTGCTAGCCGATAAAACCGTGAAGAAGGTTTTATACAACGCCAATTTTGACGTGCGTTTTCTGGAGAAAGCGGGGCTTGAAGTTAGCGGCCCGATTATTGACGTCCTTTTGATGGTCCACGTTTTGGATCCAGATTCATTTGATAAGCGGCTGAAGCCTACTGCTAAGAAAATCGTCAACATCCCAATGGATGACGAAGAGGATTTGAAGCAGTCAATAAAGAAAGTCCGAGCTCGCACGCGCGCGGCTCGGTTACGCGTTAAATCCGGAATTGCAACCGCTGAGGATCTTGAATTTTCGCTGTATGCAATCCACGAGCCCGAGGGAAACGAATGGCAGGAATTAAAGACAAGCGATGACTCTTCCACCATGGCGGACTGCTTTCTAGGCGATCACGCCGCCCTCAGAAAATACGCTTGTGTGGATGCGCTTAGAACCGCGATGCTTTATCTAGCATGCGTCGATGCGCTGGACCGAGATAAAGCCGACGGCGGTAAGCTCTGGGAGATTTACAACATGGAGCAAGAGCTTCAGGTGGTTGTCAAGTCTATGGAGGATAGAGGTATCCGCGTTGACCCGGCCCGAAATGAGGAGGTTATCGCTTTTTATCTAAAGCTTATTGCAAAGCACGGCAAGGCGGTTCGAGCAATTGCCGGCGAAGATTTTAATGCTAAGAGCTGGCGATTCAAGCAGCGCTATTTTTTCAAGGACCGTGATTTTGTTCCCATCCGGTATTCCGAAAACAAAAGCAAAACCACGCAGCGGACCAAGAAGTATCCTGCCTGCCAATGGTGCAAAGGAATAGGCTGCAAAGTCTGCCAAGGCACCGGGCGCTCGCCTAAGTGCGATGGTGAATTTCTGGAAAGCGTGGGCGTAGATAAGACCGGCGATGAACCGAAAAAGAAAGAGCCGCTGGCTTGGGAATTACTCCACTACACAGCGGCCTCTTCAATGCTTTCCTTTTGCGCTGCTTTCCAGCGCTTTGGTTGTGTCGAAAAAGACGGCACTATATTGCACCCGAATTTCAAGCAAGCCGGTCCGGTTACGGGACGCTTCTCATCGGAGAACCCTAACCTCCAAAATATCGCAGACGACGACAGCGGCAAAAAACGGGTGGCAATACCGTACCGCAGCCGCGAGCCGATTATCCCGCGCGCTGAGCATGTGCTTTACCTTCCAGACTACAGTCAGATTGAAATCTGGATTCTTTTTCTGCGGTCTAAGGATAAAGCACTCGGAGAGATTTTGCTAGCTGGCGGTGATACCCACGGCCGAGTCGCGCAAACAGTTGTTCCAGGCGCGTTCGATTTGGAGCAAGCCCTCAAGGATAAGAACAAAGACCCGAACGCCCTTACTCCAGGAAAATTGGCAAACCTAAAAGCGTACGTCACAACGCGCAAGAAAGCAAAGAATACGCAATTCTGTAAAGTGTACGGCGGCGGTCCAAAGAAAATTGCGCAAGTCGCCGGCTGCTCTTTAATTGATGCGGAAGAATTCGTTGAGCGGTACGAGGCAACGTTTTCCGGCGTAACAGAGTTCATGCAAAGCAATTTATTGTTCGTCCGGAAGAACGGCTACATCACCAACGCCTACGGCCGCGTTTATCCAATCGACCGCGATCGCGCTTATGTCGGCACCAATTACGACATTCAAGGAACCGCTGCCGATTTAATTAAGCGTGCTATGATAAGGGTCTACAAAAATGTTTGCCAAACCGCCTACAAGGGAAAGGTATTTCTGGAGCTAACCATGCACGACGAGCTTTGCTTGGACGTGCACAAATCAGTTGATAATAAAACCACAATGCGCGCTATCGTTACCGAAATGCAGGCCGACTATAAATTGCTGGGCTGCCCGATCCCATTCCCGGTAGGAATGAAAATATCAACAGCGCGCTGGAGCGAAACCATGGAAGTTAAATTATGAGACCCGCAAAGAAAAAAGTGGACTATAATTTGGCGGCAATCATGAATACGTTTGGGGCCAACATTGAAGAGTCGGCCGACGTTGAGTGGAATGGAGATTGTTTAATTTGCGGCGGCAAGAAAAAGGTTTGGGTAAATACCGACAAGCAGCTTTTCGATTGTAAGGTCTGCGGCGCTACGGGTAACGTCTACAGCTTTTACAAATTATTCCACGCGGCTTGCGCGGCTAAACCACCCGGCCTTGCGGATTGGCTAAAGCTTTCAGAAAGCCGCGGCATTCCTAAGTATGTTCTTGAAAAATTCGGCTTGGTTCGGCGCAAGTCAGAATGGTATCTGCCCATCCGTGGCTATACCGGAAACATTGTCGATTTGCGCCGGTACGCTTTGAATAAATTGCTGTCGGCAAAGGGTTCTGAATTATCGCTGTGGAATGCCGACTCGTTAAAGGACTTAAAGAAACCCACAACGGTTTGGTGGTGCGAAGGCGAGTGGGACGGAATGGCGGTGTGGTGGTTTTTGGAAAAGCTGAATATGCTGGACGACAATGTTGTCGTTGCAGTTCCCGGCGCGGTTACTCTCAAGCCCGCGTGGATGGACTGGATTAAAGGCCACCATGTAATTGCCCTGTACGATAATGACGAGGCTGGGATTAAGGGTGAGCGGAAAGTAGCGGAGCGGTTCAAGGGCATTGCTAAAAGCGTCAAGTATGTGCATTGGCCTGCGTCCAAGCCGAACGGCTACGACGCTCGCGATTACATAACTCAAGGCTTTGCAAACAATGAGACACCCGAAAATTTACTTGCGGCTTTGAAGGTAATAATAAAAAATAGCTGCCGCTTTGACATGCGCGAAGGTGCGGGAGAAGCAGCCGAAGCATTGTCATCGGCGGACGCAATTAATTTCGAGGGCTTGCTTGCGGCTTTTGAAAAGCGTATGAAAATGACAACCGACTTGCGGCAGGCGTTGCACATATGCGCGGCCGTTTGTTTGTCTATAGATATTCCCGGCGATCCAATATGGCTTTATCTAGTCGGAGCTCCGGGCTTCGGTAAGACAATGATTCTCGGCTCGACAGCCGACTCGGAGCGCTGCGTACTGCGGTCCACCGTAACCGCGCACTCGTTTGTTTCTGGGTGGCGTGGCGAAGGCGCAAATGATCCGAGTTTAATTCCCAAGCTGGTTGGCAAGACGTTTGTGTGCAAAGACTTTACCGAAATTTTGACTATGCCTAAAATTGCGCAAGACGAGGTTTTCAGTACTCTCCGCGGTGCATACGACGGCGTGGTCCAGAAAACATTTGGCAATGGCGTTACGCGCGAATATAAAGACTGCCGCTTTGCATTGTTGGCCGGCGTAACGCATTCAATTAATGGTCACAAGCAAAGCTCTATGGGAGAGCGCTTTTTGAAATTCCAAATGCGGCGAATGGAAGGGAAGCAAACCGAAGACGTTATCGATGCCGCGATTGCATCCGTTGGTAATGAAGCAACCACCGAAGCCGAGCTGCGTGATGCCTTTACTAAATTCTTGTTAAATAAAATCGACATTGAAAACCTTCCGACATTCGCCGACCGACTGAAGAATAGGCTTCGCGGCCTTGTTCAATTAATTGCTTTCTTGCGAGCTCAAGTTGAACGGAACGAGCGGACAAACAATGTGATCTTTCGGCCTGAACCAGAAGCAGGCACGCGCTTAGCCAAGCAGTTAACCAAGCTGGGAATGTGCTTGGCTGTGGTCAAGCGCGAGGATACAATTACGGAAGAAACCTACAATCTTCTGGAGCGTGTGGCATTGGATACTGCCGTCGGTTTTCACTTGGATATTGTGGACATTGTTGTCAAGCACAATGGACCGATCGACCGCGAAAGTCTTGGCAAATTAGCGGATATATCCTACGGTGCTATCGGCAGTTATTTAGAGGATTTGATTATGCTGAAAATCGTTATCGAAACCAAGCAGAATGATAAAGTATCGGTTGGACGTCCCAAACGATTTTATCATTTAACCCCAACCCTGGAGCGACTATGGAAACAAACCAAAGGTATGCAAACGACCCTCAAGCTAAAGCGGTCGCGAGCTTCATAACAATGATCGGCGCAACCGCAATGATCGATATCCTCAGAATGGAAAAATCTGTAGCATCGAATCATGAATTGATTTTGGCAGGCGACCGATGCCAAACAATGTCGAATGAATTTGCGAAGAGGTATAAAGCCTGCCCCGGTGACGAGCGCTTATTGCGCGCGCGTTTATTACTGGAGGAGCTGGGCGAATTACTGCTTGCAATGGCTGCATCGGACGAAGTCCAGATGGTTGACGCCATTGCGGATTTGGCCTATGTGACAATCGGCACAGCGGTTACCTTCGACCTGCCATTTGCCCCCGCGCTCGCGGAAGCACATCGATCGAATTTAACTAAGGACTCGCACGTCGACCACGCCGCAGGAATTAAAGGCAAGGGCGAATCGTTCAGCCAGCCGGATTTTCAAGCCGTTCTCATAGCGCATAGAATGGGCAAATACCAATGAGCAGTATCCGCACCTCTAGCGAAACCATTGAGCAGTCGATTTTCAAGGTGACCAAGCTGTGGGCTGAAATGCGCAGCAAGGATCCACGCACAAAAGTAGGCGCCGCAATTTACGACCCAGAGAATGGCGGCTTGTTTTTGGGTTACAACGGATTTGCCAAGGGTCTTCCCGATGAAGCCTACATGTGGGAATCCCCGCTAAAATATGATTATGTAATTCATGCCGAAATGAATGCATTAATTAAAGCGCTTTTGAGCGGTGCCGACATTAAAACCTGTTGGCTTGTGTGCACGCATCTGCCCTGCGAGAAGTGCATTCGCGACGTCGTTGCTGTGCACAAGCCCTGCCGCTTATTGTATGGCAACGGTAATTCTAATCTCCACGGATCGAACACTTTAGCATTTGCAAAAACCATTTGCGATACCCTCCACATCAGCCTCGAAGCCCTTAAGGAATAAGCCCGTGATTAACGCATACCCAACCGTCGACCATGCTTGGCGCGGTGTCATTAATGATATTTTAGCAAAGGGCAGACATACGCCGTCGCGCGTTGGCGACTGCTTAGAAATTCTCGGCTACACTGTCACAATCGAAAATCCAAGCTACAGAATGCTGATGAACCCGCGGCGCAAAATGTCTCGCAAATATGTCGGCGCGGAATTCTTTTGGTACTTCGCGGGCGAGAAATCGATTGCTCGATTACTTCCTTACGCGCCTACATACGGGCGCTTTACCAATGACGGTAAAGAAACAACCGGTGGCTACGGTTGGCGCATGAGCGGTAATTCTTTCGGCGGCGCCAATCAATTCGTTGACGTCTATTCTATTCTGTCGGAGATAAAAGAATCCCGCCAATGCGTCATCAGTATTTGGAATCCGCAGGATCTTGCGGTTGCCCGCGTCGGTGGTTGCAAAGATACGCCGTGCGCATTAAATCTCCAATTCTTTATTCGAGATAATAAATTGCACATGGTTAGCTATATCCGATCCAACGACGTGTGGCTCGGTATGCCTTATGACTTCTATTGCTTTATGAGCATTCAATCGGTTCTCGCCACCGCGCTTGGTATCGGCATGGGTACCTACACGCACACAATCGGCTCCGTGCATATTTATTCCAAATATCTTACCAACTGCGAAGAAGCATTGTCCCCACCGCTCCCAGGAAACGAAGCTGAAATTGACGAGCGCATGTCTTCGTCGTTATTTTCGTCGAACACAATCCTCAACGGCTCGGCGCGAATTTTCGAAATGCACGCGGCGTTGCATACTACCGCGGACACGTATGCCGGTGAGAGTAGTGATAATTGGATTGAAGATATGTTCACGGCTTGCGCCCTCGCACTGAGTGGCTTGTCCGACTGCACCTTCGATCGGAGTGTGCTTAATCAACCCGCTATCTTTGGAGAAATCACATGAAGCACCGCATTATGATCGAGGGCGCTGACACGCTCGGCAAAACAACTGCTATGGATACTGCACGCGCGAAGCTGCAGCATAAGCAAAGCGGCATTGCTCCGAGCCATCGCAAAATGGGATTGCCGGAAGCAGAATGGTCCGAATCCGATTGGCTGCACTGGGCTTCCAGGGAGGACAGCTGCTTTGTTGATCGCGGTCCATTGAGTGAAATTATTTACGGGCATGTTGCTCGTGGTCGCGCAGCATTAAGCTCACCAGGATTTATGCTTGCCCTGGGAATGCTCGCCCGTGCCCAGTACAGAATTGTCATAGTCACTGCGCCGTCATTTGTGTATGGTGACATTCTGGCGAAGCGATACGATGCTAGCCGAGAGGCTTTCGATAAGCCAACCATTCTGAAAGTGAATAATTGCTACCGGCGATTAGCTACAACAGGCATTTTCAGAGACTATGAGATTCCGGAGTGGTTCCTGAAAAATCACGTCATTCACATTGACATAAAGTCAGTCGAGTCATTCCCCTCAATTTCGGATTTAATTCAATGAAATTAAAGCTGCCGATTAAAGGCGATGGCTTGAAGGTGGGCGAAACATTTTCTCAGTTTCCTGGAAACGGTACGATAACCATTTTGAAATTGGGCGTGGACTCGGCGCGGATTAAAGTGATTTTCTGGGTGGGGAGTGAGCGTCGCACCTATAATTGCACGGGCATGCGGTGGGCCATCGCGGCGGAAAAAGCTCAGGATCGCGGCATACTGGGTATGAGTCCATCCGCCACCCCAAAAACCCCGAAAAAACTCTACTTACGCCCTAGCGGTAAGTAGGGTCGAAAAAGACACCTATGTACATTTGTTTGGGAGGGTGTAGGATACATTCATGAACACTGACCATCCCACCGCTGACTTCTTGCTGGCCGAAATTGCCAAGGGAAAAACCTTGTACATTCAGACCGCCACGCACATCACGAAGGTCGACCAAGCTTGTGTGGACCGCTTCAACCAAGCTGGGCGCCAACCAGTGCTTGCTAATGGCTCCCGCACCAAGAAGCTGCTGGTGGCCAAGGGTGAGCTCTATGTTGTCCTGGACAAGTACAACCACAAGCTTGAGCTGGTTTGAATCAGAGTCCGAAAAGACACCTATGTACATTTGTTTTCCCCATGCTAGAATACATTCATGAACACTGCACCCACCCACTTCCCCAACCCACTCCACCCCACTTTTCTGCACACCATTCAAGGACAAGAGCACAAGCTGACCTTTAATCCCGACCTTGCATTGCGCATGGGTAAAGTCAAAGCGTGCAACCACAAGCTCCTCGCGCTCGTTCGTCCGTGCCCCAAAAATAAGCGCGCATTTTATCTTGAAGTTTATTCAAACGGTTGGCCGTTTTCGGGTCCCGTCTACCTCGCCGCTTAATCTACAAATAGATTACCGCCATCGCTTCCCTCAGTGCATTGTGCACTGAGGGCTCGAGCAGTAGATAACCCAACCCACAGGATTCCGCATGGCCATCACCATTTCAGACATTGCAAACCTTGCAAAAGAATTCACCGTGGTTCTTCAGCACTGGTTGACAGTCGAGGAACTTGCAGCGGTCAATGCGGAAAACCTTATTGACTTGGAATGCTGTGCGAGCCACAAATACTGCGACGCCGACGATGCGATGATCGCGGCTCAGATTATTTGCGGCTTTACCTACAGCGAAATTGGCGAACACAAAGCCACCGCGGCCGCAGCTTGGGCTCTTGCCAAAGCTGGTCGCTTTACCCTCTAAGGAATAACCATGCCCCATGCACCTACCCGCACGGCCCTTTCGCTCCCCGCACAGCTTGACGATTTTGACAGACGCATTGCCGAGCTCCAAGCAATGGCCGCCGAAATTCGAAAAGAAAAAGGCGACCTTAAGCACCAATCCGCTGGAGCGGAATCGGTCAGGGAAGTGAACAATATGCTCCTCGACTGCTTAATCCACCTCGACCATTTCGTCTAAGGGATAACCCAATGCACACCACCGATCCCACCCTGTTTGCCGTCCCCGTCCCCTCCATTGCAGTACAGCTCGAAAAGCTGAACGAGCGCATCGCTGCGCTCAAGGCAATGTCCGAGAAAATCGGAAGGGAGAAGGCCGACTCTGGGCTAAAGTACGTCGGAGCAGAGTCAATCAGAGACGTGAATAATATCTTAGACGACTGCCTGATGCAGCTCGACTATTTTGTCTAAGGGAATAAGCATGTACACAATCTCCGGCCGTCTTCGCTCCGTCCGCCTTGGCAACCACCTCACTGAAAGGGGCCGCGGTATTCTCCGCCTCCTCCCCTTCCAGGAAAGAATGAAATTCCTTCGCCGCATGCGTCGCATTATTGTTGGCGTATTTTGAACCACCCCCCCGCCGAATTACTCGGCACCGTCCCGAAAGGACCGCAATGAAGTTTGCATTTATCCCCCACCCCATCACCAAAGACGGTGACACGGAAACCATTACCCTCGAAGTCGGTCGTTATGGCGATCAAACGAAAACCATTAAAGTGGTTTGGACTCGAATCAAGGGAACTGATTGGAGCAATGCCCGCGTGCTCGGGGTTTCCGCACTCCACCAAGTGCTTGCTGTGGCCGGATCGAATATGCGCACGCTCGCAAAATTCGTTGAAGATCACGAGCTCGACATGGACGATCCGGATGCTTTGATTAGCATGATCGAGCGCGAAGGCGGTTCTTGTTATGTGCGCAACGCCGCTGGGCAGCTGGTTTGCTATTCCGACGTCTCAAAGAATGGCGACCGCAAAGAATTCATTACCACCACCGCCGCTGGTATGAACCACGAATACTCCGTATTCGCCGAGGATGAAGATCGCGCGAAGGCGATGGTCACCCGCTTGCTTGTGTCGGGCGCGGAGGATAACGATGCGCTTTATGATGAGCTTAAGCATTGGGGCAAAGCCGGAAAGCCGATCAAAGAAGTTGAAAAGAAATCAACTGTCAAAGCTCCCGACCTTGGGCTCTACTGCAAGCGCGGCCATCAGCGCAAAGCCCTTGCAATGAAGCTGAAATTGAAGGAAAAAGTCAAAGAGGGCGGCGACGCCAAACCTACGAAGTGACTTCTACCTGAGGAGGCTGGATGGGTACCAGCCGAAACCGTCGGGAGACGGTCGTAGAAACCCTACAAGGAGATTATCATGGTAAGCAAATGGGGACAGCGCGGAACATTCTTGGAGGCGGATTTGAAAGCCGCAGCCGATGCTTATTCCGCCGGGCTTGCTGGATGCTCGGGCATTCCTATTTCATTGACCGAGGCGGCGTCCATGGTGCCCTGTGACAGGCTCCACTTGATGCGCTACCTGCGAGCTCACAAAAAACCTATCCGCGCGCGGGGTCGACCTGTGGACGGTGAATTGTGAAATTGATGCTGGCCAAAAAGCGCCTTGTATTAAAGCGAGCAGTCGCTGCAATAAACTTGGAGCTATTGGAAGCGCACATCCGAGCGGTGGGTTCTGCTGGAATAACCGCTCGGGGCTACGGTAAGAAGCACAAGCTCGACCCAATGATTGTTTTGAAAGCGCTAGGTAAACTCTACAAGAAGTACAGACGCCACGGGCTCCATCAAGAATGGGTTCCGTGTAGCGACTTCGCAATCCAACAGGGACGCTATTGGTTCCAGAAAGACGATAATGGATAAGCCCTTCGTTAGCCGCTCCAGGTATTCACTGGAGAAAATGATTGCGCGCGAGGAGGCGCGTGCATTAGCTGCCAAACTCCGAAAACCACGGTGCAGCGCCAAGGTCCAAGTTCCTTGCGTGGTTTGCGGCCGACTATTCCGCTCCGATGCAAAGCAGTATAATGGCTGCTGCAGTAATGTCTGCGCTGAACGCGACCGCACCAACCCCAAAGGATTAAAGCCGTGACCACCACCGCCTTCCAAGATCTTGTCCGCCTGTGCGAGAAGCTCGAAGCATTCAAGAATTACGTGCACCAGAGGCTCGATGCAATGGGCATTGAAAAAGAGCCCAATGGCAAGCACTCCGCAAATGGTTGTAGGATCGGCGATCGCCTGGATTTACTGGAGGAGCGTACGAAGAAAGCGGGAGCGGGAGTGGAAGCCGAGTATCGTCGCAAGCGCTTGGAGATTATCACGGCACTATTGACAGCGCCTAATTCTGGGGGGAACATTGAGGGGGCCGTGAATTTCGCCGATAAGCTTATGCTTATTAATGAACTTGCGCCTATTCCAGCCGGAGCGACCCATAAAAAATTAGAGCCGGGGCCACCGCCTTGGTGGTGCACAGCACCACTGCAGCCGCCGTTCATTTCCACGTGCCAAACCGACCAAGTCGCGAACGGAAAGCCAAAGTGAATACCAAAGAGCGAGTCGGCCCGTTTTTCAAGCAATTCGGATCCAAGTGGAGCGCCGCTAAACTTTATCCGGAACCGGAATGGAGCTCAATAATTGAACCATTTGCTGGCGGCGCCGGCTATGCGTGCCTGTATCCCACGAAAAATGTAGTGCTTTACGACACCGACGAAAACCTGAGCGCATTGTGGCGGTGGCTAATTAAAGAGGCGACCCCAGGTCTTATCCGAGCAATACCACTTCACACCCAAGAAGGCACCGACATCCGCACAATGAATCTGCTCCCCGGCCAACAGTTGCTTCTTAAGCATTGGCAGCGCACAAATAATGTTGGTAATTGCTGGACCATTTCTGCGTGGGGTAATATGCCCGGGCAATTTACAGAATCCACGCGCTCTAGGCTTGCCGATCAAATCGGTGCAATAAAGCACTGGAGCTTCGCGCAGCCCGACTACAGCAAATCTGCAACGTGGTTTTTTGATCCGCCCTACCAAAGCAATTATGCCTACCGGCAACCGCTAATAGACTTCAGCGCTCTTGCAATACTGGTCAAGTCCCTGTACGGGCAAGTGATAGTATGCGAGGGTGGGGAGTCCCCGAATTGGCTTCCATTTAAACCGCTGGCAACACGCGTTACTTCCCGGCGCACCGCCTCCAATAACCATCACTGCAAAGAATGGATTTGGACTAGTAGCCGTGTTGCCTTAACATTGAAAAAGCATGCGCCAAACCAACCCACAACCCACAGAAAGACAACGTGAAAAATCCATTCTTTACCGCCCTTATATTGCTCGCCGCTTTTGCCATGAGCGCATTGGCAGCAGTTGGTATGCTTGTGCATGCCGATAAAAGTGACTTCAGAACCGCTGTGGTGTTTGCTATAATTATGCTGACAGGTGTTTTGGTCATAATAGTCGCGCTGAAGGATGAAGATTAATGGACTTCCAGACTGCGCGCGATTATCGACTACCGTTTGGAAAGCACAAAGGCAAACGCATAGGATTAGTGGCTCGAACGCCAGAGGGCATTTGCTATTTGAATTGGCTTGACTCGGCCCGCGCAATTGATCGTCTGCGCGGGGCGGGTACTCGTTTCGATGCGGCCTTGAGTATCTACCTGAGCCATCCGAAGGTTATCTCTTATCTCGCCGCCGCCGCCAGGGTTACCAAAGGCGATTAGGGTTTATTCTTCATAGCTAAATCCCAACCTTCATCGCCATCGCGCTCGGCTTTTTCGCGACGAGCAGTTTCAGCCTGGGCTTTTGCTTGGGCTGTAGCCATTTCTATTTCTGCTTGCTGCTTGCTTTCCCGATCCTTCTTGCTGTCCATGGCTTTCTTTGTGCCGAATATAAGCGCAAGAATCGCCGAGCCTCCAGTAATAATTCCCTCCGGGCTGAGCAAACCCCCGAATAAACTGGACAAACCACCTGTACCAATACCGCCGAATTTCTGCAGCATGGCGAGCAGCGCGGCGGTATCTACCTCGGCACCGGAACGCTTTTCCGCGGTGGCTTGTTCTTTGGTTAGGCGCTCGCTAAATGTAGTCCGTTTGACATTGCCGACAACGGGCTGCGGCCCTGTAGGGGTGGTGATAATTAAATCAATTTCAAAATTATCCTCGGTCTTTGTGACCTGCGTTTCCTCCCGCTTCGTTTCCTCCGTGGCAGTGCGCACAAATGGCGAGCGCCACGTGCATCCGCCGGCCGCTAAACATAAAAGCAGCACCGCCAAAATTGTGAGGAGTACTCTAATTCGGATTGCGGTTTCACGTGAGGCGCTCATTGTTTCACCTCTCTGCGCATCTGCTGAACCTCGACAAGAATTCCCTTAATGTCGCCCTTCATTTCCTGAAGCGAGCCGGCGGTGTAGCGAGCATTTATCTCCGAGCTATTTACTCGAATGCTCATGTCTTCATAGCGAGCGGCATTTGCTTTAGCGCTTTCCAACGCTTCGGCTATGTCCCTGCGCATGGCAATTGCATTGGCTTCTATTTTATCCAAGTCGCGCTGCCGCACTGTATCCAACGCCCACCAGGCAATTGAGCATACCAAAATTAATGGGATGGCTATTTTCGTTTGCGGAGTCATTACACTATCCACTTTCTTTGTCATTGCTTTAAAGGCTTCGCCGGGCGTGGGAGTATTCACTGCGTTCCCTTACACGGCTATGGGTTGTTCGAGACGAATAGATGACAGAGCAGCAGTAATTGTATTCGCAACATTTGCTGTGCCCCAAGCAATTGTGGCATCCACAAGTAGAGCAATTGTGGTGTCGATGGTTGTGATTGCAGTTCCGAGAATTCGGTAAGCTACACCGTCAATTCGCAACACTCCCTGCGCAATTACCGTGCCACTTACTGGACCAGCGGTGGTTGGGATGCGACAGATAATTTCCGCATCCAACTCGTAAGTGGCATCAGTCAGAGTGCCGAGGGTTGGCGTGCCGAAATTCAGAACAACAGTGCCACCGATTGCTATTCTGAAATTGATTGTCGGGGTTGCAGTTGTGCTTATTTTCCCGCTGCTTTTCAATCGAATCACAGAGCCATAATCCAGTGCATTCACTGGAAGAGTATTATTACCAACGGCAGTTCTCGTACCGATGACGCCAGTATCCACCCCGAGAATGGTGGTCTCTGTTGTGGTGTTTGCAATTGTCACATTCGAAGTCTGTGCGGAAATAACTCCGGATGCAGCAATTGCTCTGCGTGTAGTCAGAGGATTTGACAGAGCAATTAACAGCAAGCCAAAAGCTGATGCATTGCTAGCGACGGTACTTAGTGTGGCCGAAGCCAATTGGAAGTCACTAGCTGCTGATTGTGCTGCCGAGCCGAGACCGAGATTCGATCGTGCGGTTGGTATGCTCGCAAGATCGGAGAGATTATTGCCGCGCCTAGAGTATGTAGCATTAAGCTCAGTAGCTAAGTCGGTTACCATTTGTGCAGGAGTGCGGCCCTCCATAACAGTGCGGCCGATAGCGTCTATTGCACCGGTTGCGCGCGCGTAGGAGTTTATTGCAATGGGCATTTAATTACCTTAGAAGAAGCGCATTGATTTGCGCCTCGGTTAATGTTTCAGTTTCCACATAGCCAGCACCGCCGTCGGTAGCACTCGATGGACCAGCGCCGCCAGCAACATCGATTGTCTGCACGCCAGCAAATGCAGCGGCGATTAGCGCAATGTATCCACCGCCACCGCCACCGCCGTCTTCGCCTGAACCGGACACACCATTGCCGCCATTCGCCAGGTAGGTTCCGCCAGTTATTGTACCGGTGCAAATAATTGTTATTGAACCGCCACCACCACCACCGGGCGACTGATCGGTTCCGGGCTTGCCTTGGGTTTGGCCGGACACATCGAATGTGCCACCTGTTGCAATTAAATTGCCTGCAATAATTAATAGCAAACTACCACCACCCTTCGCGCGCCAGGGCTCGGTGGTGAATGCTCCGATGCCACCAACCATCGGTTTCTGCGCCATCCAAGTACGCTTTGTGCCAGCAAATGATGGGCCAGCAATACCACCTGCAGCACTCGGTCCGGCAGCACTACCGCCAGCACTACCGCCAGCGCCAGCGCCACCCCCACCAGTGATATCGCCACCACTTACAACAGCCACACCATTTTCCGCTATGACGGTATTGAGTAATGGTAGTTGAAGACGGTTTGCGGTGGAGACACGCGTCAGGCTGAGCACTGCAGCTAAAGTCACATCACCGGCCACTCTAATTATGGAAACCACCGGAAAGGTTTTTGCAGCAGTCAATTCAATAGACGCATACTCGTAAAAGCCCATCGAGGTTGGTGCTGCATCCGCATTAACAAAAGCACCATCCAGTCCCGCGCCACCTGGAGTAATTGCACGGCGGGAAACGCGAGGAGCACCCGCATCGCCGTTTGCAATTGCAATGGGATTATCGCGAAAGCGAAAAGTAAGCGAGGTAGCGAGCGGACTATCGGGATCGATTTCGCTATTGGTAATTGGGATATATGCCATGGTGATTCCTTAAGTTAATTCCGTGGAGCTGAGATTGGTAGGAGTAAAGTCACCACTCATACTTTTCACGCGGCGCAATCTCTGCCGACCTCTCGACACCTTTCGTGTCGACACGCGTCAGCACCTTTGGCGACACAACGACTGGATCCTCTGAGGGCTCGCCTTTATACTCGGGCACACGCTCGTCAATAATGGCGCCGCCCAGGCCGTGCTGTGCGAGTGCTGCGTTTATTTCTTTCGCTGCATTAAGGCGGTACTCGATGTATCCGCGCTCAGTGGTTACGCGAAATTTGCGAAGGGTGATCATACGGTTTCCGTGAATCCGAGGGGTGCGGTGTAGATAAGATCTAAGTAAAGCCAGTCGACCGCAATGCCGACGCTCGTGCCGGTTGCAGGGACGCGAATAATAAAAAACCCTATGCCCGTCACTCGGGCCGCGCCGGTGGGGATGTTGGTTGTAATGGTCGCATAAAGGACGTTATCGATGAAGAATGTCGCCGACGTTCCTGTGGCGTTGACCCTGACATCGAAGTTTCGGTATACGTCCAGGGCGCCAAGGGCGATGCCGGTATCCGTCGCGGTTTCCACGTTATCGGCCCGGCAAACGGCGAACCAGTTGCCGCCGTTTGTCGAGCGGAAAAACACGCCGTCGACCGATTCCGCCGCTATTGAGTCGATAAAGCCAATTCGGATTGCTCCGGTCAGCGCGCCGGTCAGGAACGCGACCGTTGGCGCCATGCACACAATAATGCGATAGGCGTCTGCCCCGAAAGCGATGGATGTCCCCGCGCTGATAACGCCCGCCCGCTGATTCGCGCTAGCGCTGGCGCCGCTTGTGGACCGCAGGACGCCGAACCTGTTGCCAACATTGATCGCCGCATTCGAGCCACCGGCGGTGGCGGCGGCCATGCCAAGGCCCAGGCCAACGGTTCCCGATGGAAATTGTTCCATATGGGTGAACCGATCCGGGCCGACGCGGGCGACAGCGTTGGTTCCATTTAATCCATCAGCTCCGTTCGTGCCGTTCGTGCCGTTCGTGCCCGGTAATCCGTCGATGCCATTGGTTCCGTCGTCTCCCGGTAATCCGTTGGTTCCGTTGGTTCCGTTGGTT